GCCGGTCCCGACCCGTGACAAGCCCGTGGCGGCGGCGCTGGAGGCCCGCGTGCGCGCCCTCAAGGTGGCGATCAAGACCGAGCTCAACGGCGACATCGACCTCGGGGCGGCGTGCGAGTCGGTCATGGTCGGCGACGCCGAGGCCGGATGGCTCCAGCTCGACGGAAGCACCTGGCGGACTCTCACGATCCCGCTCGTCCTCGACATGACCGACACCGACACCATCGTCCGCTAGGAGGCCAGAACCGTGGCAAAGGAAACCGGCCTCGGTGCCGGCCTGTTCATCGACCAGTACGACCTCTCGGGCGACGTGGGGTCGGTCCAGAACATCAGTTCGGAGCGCGGCGCGCTCGACATCACGGGCATCGACAAGTCGGCCCGCGAGCGGATCCTCGGGCTCAACTCCGGCACCCTCGAGTTCGTCGCCTTCCACAACCCGTCCACCGGCCAGAGCCACGCGGTCCTGTCGCTCAACCCGACCGCCGACATCCTCTGCACCTACTGCCACGGCTCGACGGTCGGCAACGTGACCGCGTCCATGTCGGGCAAGCAGATCGGCTACCCCGGCAGCCGCGGGCAGGACGGCAGCTACACCCACTCGCTCCAGGTCGTGAGCAACACGTCGGTCGGCATCGAGTGGGGCCAGATGCTCACGTCGGGCAAGCAGACGTTTACCGGCGCGGCAAACGGCACGAGCATCGACTACGGCGCGGTGTCCACTACGAACGGCGCGGCGTCGTACCTTCACGTCATGTCCTTCACCGGCACATCCGCGACGTTCACCGTCGCCGACTCCGCCGACAACGTGTCGTTCGCCGCGATCACCGGACTCGCCCATACGGCGGCCACCGCCGCGACGAAGGAGCGCCTCCAGACGGCTGCCGGCGCGACGATCCGCCGCTATGTCCGCGTCCAGGTCACGGGCACGTTCTCGTCCTGCGTCGCGGTCCTGAGCTTCGTCCGCTACTAGCACGCGCGCCCGCCGCCAGCGGGCATCCCCTCGGTCCCCTAGCCCGCCGCGAGGTGGGTCGTTTGGCGTTATAGGAGAACACCCACATGGCGAAGGTCAGCGGTCTGACGTTCCTGGTGAACGTGGACGACTCGGGCGGCACCCCGCGCGACATCTCCAACGACATCACGTCGTTCGACTTCGACACCCCGCGCGGCACGCAGGACATCACCGGCCTCGACAAGAGCGCCGTCGAGCGCCTGCTCCTCCTCGCGGACGGCACCTGCACGATCAAGGGCGTCGTCAACACGGCGGCCAACAAGAGCCACGACGTGTTCAAGACCGTCCCGACGCAGGCCGGGACCATCACCCGCACCGTCGTGTTCGGCCTCTCCACGGGCGGCACTCTCACGATGGAGATGGTGTTCACCGGCTACTCGTGGTCCCGCGGCGAGGATGGGTCGCTGACGTGGTCGGCCCCCGGCTCGCTCGCCAACGGCACCGCCCCGGCCTGGTCGTAACCGCGACCGGCTAGGGGACCTTTCCTGAGCCCGCGGGCGGTGTCCACCCCCGCCGTCCGCGGGCTTCCTTCCTCGGTGGGGTGGTGATAGGGGTGACATGGACCGCACGCTGCGGCTGACGTTCGACGAGGTGGGCGACTACGTCCTCCGCCTGTCGCCCGTCCCGATGGATGACTACTTCGCGATCAGCGAGGCGTGGGACACCGCCCGCGCCAAGGACCGCGACGCGCTCGACGACTACCGCGCCCTGTTCCGCACCTTCGGCGACGCCGGCGTCATCGAGTCGTGGCCGCACGAGGAGAAGCCCGACGGCGCGGGGATGCTCCGTCGTGACTTCAAGCTCGCGCTCGTCGTCGTGTCCTCGTGGCTTGCGGAGGTTGGCAAGGTCCCCCTCCCTTTGCCGGTGAGTGCTTCCGGTGGAACTCCGTCCACGTCGGAAGCAAGCCCGCAGCCCTAGCGCGGGCGCAACTCTACGACTCGATCCTCAAGCGGTATCCCGGCTACACGCTCGGGGCGCTGCTGCGCGAGGACGCCCACACCCTGCTGACCCACCTCGCCCTCCTCAACCCGGACATCGGGAAGGCGGACGACGACGAGGAGCCCGATGGCTAACGAAGTCCGCGTCCGCGCCAGCGTCGTCGACCAGGTGTCGGGACCGCTGGGGAAGATCCGCGACAACTTCAAGCTGCTCGGCGACGCCTCGACTCGCAGCATCGCCGCGGGCAACCTCGCCGCGATCGGACTCGCCAAGGGCTTCTCGCTGCTCGGCAGCGCGGCGGGTGCCGCCGTCGGGTTCGTCGAGGATGCCGTGCGCGCTGCCGCCGACGAGGAGGTAGGCGTCCAGCGGCTCACCACGTCGCTCAAGGCGAACGTCGATGGGTGGAACGGCAACACCGACGCCATCGAGGAGCGCATCCACAAGTCGGAGGAACTGGCCTTCTCCGACGGCGCGCTGCGGGACTCGCTCTCGTTGCTCGTCGCCTCCACGCACGACGTGAACAAGGCGTTCGAGATGCAGCAGACGGCGATGGACCTTGCCCGCTTCAAGGGCATCGACCTCCAGTCCGCCAGCGAGGCGCTCGTCAAGGTCGAGGGCGGCCAGTACCGGATGCTCAAGTCCCTCGGCATCCAGCTTCGCGACGGGGCCACGCAAACGGAAGCCCTCGCGGCGGTGCAGAAGGTCGCGGGCGGGCAGGCGGAGGCGTTCGGCAAGACGACCGCCGGGGCGATGGAGCGGGCAAAGATCAAGATCGAGGACCTGTCCGAGAACATCGGGCAGCACCTGCTGCCCGACATGCTGTCGCAGGTCGTTGACCACGAATACATGGTGTCGCGCGCCACCGACGACACGATCGCCAAGTTCGACGGCCTGTCGGACGCCGAGCTGCGAGTCAAGGCGTCGGGCGACGGAACGTTCCTCGGGTTCAAGTCGGCGCAGGAAACGCTCGACGTGTTCGCCGCCTCTGCGGTCCTGGCGACTCGTGCCATCACCGACCAGGACCGGGCGAACGACGCCGTGTACGACTCCCTCGAGGCGATGCGTGGCGCGACCGATGACGCCGCGGACTCGATGGACGGCGCGACCGACTCGGGCAAGGATCTGTTCCGCGCGTTCGACAACGTCCGGCGAGCCGCGAAAGACGCCGACTCCGCGTTGCAGGACCTGTCGGGGGCGCTCTACGACGCCGACATCAAGGCCGGCGACCTCGCGTCCACGCAGCAGGATCTCGCGGACCTTATGAACGGTGAGCCCGCGAACAAGCACTCGCCCGAGTGGGTCGAGTGGAACGGCAAGGTGGCCGAGGCGCGCCAGCGCATCTTCGACCTCGGCTACGAGATCGCGAAGCTCGGCGGCGACCAGGCGCTCTACAAGTGGCTCCTCACGCAGCAGACGGCCATCGGCAACACGGACGCCAAGACGCAGGGCCTCATCACCCGCCTTCGGGCGCTCGCCCTGCTCTCGTCGGTCACCGCCCCCGTCACCTACGTCAACGACTACATCGACCGCCTGAACACCTCGCTGACGGCGGCGGGCGTCCCGCGCGCCTCCGGCGGTCCGGTGGACATGGGCCGCACCTACCTCGTCGGCGAGCAGGGGCCGGAGATCTTCGTCCCCAAGCAGGCCGGGACCATCCTGCCGAACGACGTGACCGAGTCGGCGTTCCGCAACGCCTCATCGACCGGCGTCGCCATGTCCGGGGCCTCGCCCGGCAACAGCGCCTTCGGCCTGGCGGGCGGCGCGTCCGACGGTCGCCCGGTCGAGATCCCGGTCGTCATCGACGGGCGCGAGATCGCCCGCATCGTCGACCGCAACCTCTACTACGCCTCGCGCCGCTCCCGCTACCTCCCCGACTGACCGCCTCCTCGCCATAGCCGCCGCCGGCGGCTCCTTCCCGTGCCCGTGAAAGGGGTGGACACCTCATGGCCGAAAGCACGCTCGCCGTCACCGCTGGCTCTGGCTCGCTGCTCCACGTCAACACGCGGACCATCGCCGCGCAGACGAACATCGAGCAGTACGTCCAGCTCGCGGAACCCGGCAACGCGACCTACAGCATCGTCACGGCGGCGACCTCGATCGCCACCGCCGCGAGCCACACCCTCCAGATCATGGCGGGCTCGACGCTGCCGGTCTACATCCGGCGCATCGTCGTCTACCAGATGGGCCTCGCGACGGCGGCGGCCATCGTGAACTGGGACATTCTCCGCCTGACCACCGCCGGGACCGGCGGCACGTCCATCACCCCGTCGCTCATGGACACGCAGGACTCGGCGTCGGGCGCGACGGCGATGACGCTGCCGACCGTCAAGGGCACCGAAGGCGTGGCCCTGTGGCGCGCGTCGTCCTCCCTCACGCAGACGGTCGCCACGCAGGCCGCGGGCACCGAGAACACGAAGATCCTCGACATCGATTTCGATATGCTCATGCGGGGCAAGCCGCCGCGCATCGCTGCGGGCACGTCCAACGGCATCTGTCTCAAGCAGGTCACGGGTGCCGCCGCCGCGACGGTCTACGTCGTGGCGACAATCTCCGAGCTTTCCTACTAG